ATTACTCCAGGGGAACGAGGAGATTGCTTATTTGCCCTTACCTGGTCTAAAGAAGAATTTGGTCTTGCAGTCGTTTCATTTTCATTCTTTAGAAATACATCAACTAATGTTTCTATTGATAAGTTCTCTTTAGGCTGTGAAAAGAATTTCACGAACCTACCAGCCTGATCGTTAGTAAAATTGTATTTACTTTTTAAATCAGTCTGAAGATTATTTACAAACATTTGTTCTTGTAGTGCCGACATATGACGGCCCACTGTTGAATCAACCATCTTTTGCTGATCTTTCATCCGCAATTTATAAGATGGAGATTCTGGTTTATAATAAGCATCCCACGGGTTAAATTCATCTTCCGTCATAGTCTTCTCCTGTTGACCTCGTCCTGCGATATTTTCCTGTATCATTGATACTAGATCGGGTCTATTTTCAAGAAGGTTAACAAGTGGTTTGAATTTTTCCATCTCCTGAACCTGAGATTCAAGTTTTTGATTCTCAGCCTGAGACCTATCATATAATGATTGGAATTTTCTAACCTCTTCATCTTCCTCCTCGATTTCATAAACCTCATCTTGGATTTCTTCGCTTACAAGTTCTTCAGAAGCCTCCTGTGGTTGATTTGTTTCAGCCATAATTTCACTCCTTTGATGTTCCTGATTTACGGGTAGAACCTTTTAAGATTTCCCTATACAGGACTTCACCATATTGTTTTTTTGACTTCAACGCCTTTAGGCGCCCTCTACGTTAGCCATTTCATCGGATACTCTTTTGAGTTTATCCGTCTCTCTAAGCACAGCGTTGTTGAATTTGGCACGGTTGACTCTTCTATCAGAATCCATCCTTGCTTCAATTTCAGACAACCTGGACTTAAACTTTTCGATTTGAACTCTCTGCTTATCACTACTTGATTCTTTCTTAGCAGATTCAAGCTCTTGGCTGAGGCCCTGTAATTGGGTCTGTAATTGCTCAACCTGAGCTTTATATTGTTCAACTTCATTTAATCTTTGCATTACACCTTCTTTATCAAATATTTCTGGGTTCTTCTTCAATACTTCCATTCTATCTACAAGACCCATTTGAAACGCTTCCAGGTATACCCCATAAGTGGCCCACTTACTCTCTGGTAATGTGCTACCTGGTTCAATTTTTATATCATGTTGACCTATGTTCATTCTGTCTTTCTGTATATCTATAACAGCACCGGTCATATCATCGTATGAATTTATCATAACCTCTGTTAGTGCGTTATTCGACTGGACGAGGGAGAATATTTTCTGAAATGTATAATGCCCCTTAGAAAGACAGTAAAGTACCCTCCCCAATCTATTAACACTAAATTCTATATCTCTCAATTTGGACTTCGGCCTTTCGGATCCTAGTGCCACCATAGCCTCTGTACCCCTAACAGTCTCCGGTGCCTTCTCTGCGAATCCGTGCATCATCTCAGGTAAGCCAAATACAAAATCTATATAAAACTCAGACTGTTGAATAAGCTTGTAAAACTCTCCGGCAAGTGGTTGTGGGGCAGGATAATGAGGTTCGCCCTGACTCGTATCAACCTCAATAACAGCATTGGGGTTTGCCCAATCCCTTTCTAAATCTTCTACATTCTCAATGGATCCAAGAGGTACAATAAGTTTTAATCCCGCAGAGGCCTGTGCATGAGATAGGGCTAATGACCATAACTTGTTAAGAAGTTTCTGCATCGGCCTTGCTCTGGATACATCAGACTTAGGATAAGGAGTTCCAGTCCAAATGTTAGGTAATGGAACTATAGGATATACGTCTGCATTTAAAACATCTTCATAAAGTACAATCTCTCCAACCGAGGCGCAGACTGCAATTCTATTCTGATAAATTTGTTCGAACTCCATGAATCCTCTTTCAAAGAGTCCTGGGTTCTCCTCCATGAACGTACTGAATGAATCTTCATCCATCACCTGCTCTGATCCATTCCTCGCATCTAGTATCCTGTAGAATGGAACTTTTATCGGATAGAACCTTTCAAGAATCTGATACTTCGCCGTACCCCATTCTAAATTATTTGCCTCTGATGGAGCCCATGTCCTCATTGTAGAACTGTTCTGAGCATTAGGATAATCTTCTTCTAATACACCAGAAATCTCTTTTATCATACCATCTTGTTCGTTACCTTCTTCATCTATAGTATTGTCTAGTTCAGGGTAGAGGTTAACGATCTGCTCGCCTGTCAAGATGGTAGAAAGAATGATGCCCTCGGCATCTAAAAACCACCTATCTCTTGCGGAAGGTGGAACATAAACCCTAAACGGGTCAACATAGGTAAACTTCACGTCACCTCTACCAAAGTCTGCTTCTCTGTCTATATAAGCATATAAATATCCTAATCCTGTAACAGCATAATCTGCAATCGCCTGCTTCATCTGGTGATCACCATCGGATATATCCCATACATAACCTAAGATATGTCTCCATGTAGAGGCAACCTGATGGTCAGAATCCTCTCTAGGTATAATAGTAAAAATCGGAGGCCTTGCAGTTAAAACACTTTTTAATTTTTCGACAGCAGGAGAAATCCTATCCATAGGTATGTCAGCCTGACTTCTAGAAGATAATTCACTAGATTCATCTTTAGTAAAATGGTTACCCAAAAAGAAATCAACATCTGTTCTAGCATCAGAATCCCAATCCGCTCTGGCATCACGCCACTTGCGGAAAAGCTCTTGATTCATCTGTGCTCTTTCGTCAGTAGGAAGAGCCATTATTATATTGCATATTGTTATAATTACCCATAAATTCTTTTAATCTATCAAGCAAATTATTCTTTTGTGAATATGGAGAAGACGTAGGACTGAATGAATTCATACCAAAAGAATTCATTCCATTGGAATAATTTTGATAGGGATAGCCCTGCTTCTCGCCGAACAGCTCTTGGAGCTGGGCCAGAAGAGCTAACCTCTCCGTATCAGAAGTGTTACGTCCGTAGGGCATTCTGCATAATTTACAACAAAAAATTATAAATGTCAAGGATAAAATGCCTAAAACATAAAAAAGTTCCCTATTTTCTTGCTCCAGTTAGCCAGGAATACGATCTTTTCTTAGTTTTTCTCTTTTTTGATTGAAATTGTTCTGCATCCACAACNCCGCTCTTGGGATAGTTATGACCTATATAATGATTGGCATAGTACAATGCATCCATAAAATCATCATGCCTGGACTTTGGAAACTCAAACAACTCATCTACCACATTAGACATATTTCTTTTAACATATAACTTGTTTGTATTTATTATTGGGCCTAATGAGGCTAATAATCTATCCTCTTTTTTAATCCCGTGAGGTGGCTTGGCACCCTTAAATATACCTGGTAGCAATTTTCTATCTTTAGCGGATAATCTAGTGACCATATCCCTAACCATCTCCTGCGCCGCCACAGTTTCTATAGTAACTCTTCTTGGGTTATATGTCTTAGCCATCCCCATAATCTGTTTAGGCATATCATATATAGGAATTCGATCATAGAATGTATCCAGGACATATCTATTCTTATGCTTATCAACGCCCAGAACAACGATTGCCTGCATATCTGATGTGTCAGTCGCAGTTGCGGCTAAATCAACGCCTATGAACGTATAAATAGGTATATAGTCATCTCCTATATTCAAATAAGAAAACTTGTTTCGATACATATAATCACCATCATAATAGTTAATTCTATCTGTTTTGAAAGGAGCATTAGCTATATCTCTGGCATCGTTTAAATACTCTTGACTAAATTTATGAATCTGACCAACATTCTCATAATCTCTTCTAATCTCTTTTAATTTGTCAATGGAGAAATATGAAGGCCATAAAGCCTGACCATCATGTATAGCCTTATGGAATATAGTATACCATGTGTAATCTCTCTTATTTCTAGTGGCATCCAGATATGATTCATAAATACCCTGCAAGGCGGAGTCAAAATGAACAATAGTACCCAAAAGCCATATGCTACCCTCATTACCCTTAGATTCTTCTAACGAAGGATATACAGTAGACATGAGCCATTCTTTAATTTCTGTTCTTCTTACCTTTGTTTTCGTATTTAATTCAGATTCAAAGTCATCTAGAATAATACGTGTATAACGGGTAGATATCTGAGCACGACCACGAAGCCTCTGATTAGTGCCTTTTGCTATAATTCTATCGCCCTTGACCGTTTCAATCTCTTTCTCAGTCCACTTCTTACCTGCAATACTACCAAAGTAATAATTCAAATAAGGATTAAACTCAATATGATGTCTAATATATTTTAGATGGTCTATAGCCTGGCCCTGCTCTTCAGACACCCATGCGGCAAATTCTATCTTATCGTCAGGATTGAAATATAATTTATATAATAGAGCGGCTTTTGCAAGTGTGGACTTAGTATGTCCTCTAGGAAGAACAACACAAAGCTTTCTAATACTATCATTTAATAACGCATCACCCACCTCATAATGAAATGGAGCTGGTTTCGACTTGTTAAAGTCGTCAGGAAGAAATAGCTGACCAAAGTTTATGAGGTTCTGAGATGCTATATATAGAACTTCGTCCTTACTGGAAGAAGCTATGTCTATCGGTTTTTCTTCTTGTGCCTGTTTTGCTTTTGTTTCTTCTTCCAACGATGTCTCTTAATCTTCTTTCGTCTCTTCTTTAGTACGCTTGACATTTTTCTCCATATATTTCATTAGCTTTTTGTCGTCTTTCCTCATTTCGATATAATTAAATAATACGCTTTCCATCATAGTGACCCGTTGTGCAAGTATTTGAATGTCGGAAAGGATAGCTTTCAAAGCTCTTATTATATCATGCTTACTTACTGTTTTTTTTCTTTTCAACTTCCCAATCACCTCCGGTTAATTCTTCATATTCACCTATATCACCACCTTCATAGACAAATGCATTGAATGTCTTTTTATTCCTGAATAGAGTAACAGGTACTGAAACCCTCTTATACAGCCCATTGTCAACATTCTCATACCTATCAAGCTCTTTAAGCTCGTCATTTGAGACTTTCATAACTTCAACGATCACTCTCCCGTCCCCTCTTACGATAGCAGGAAACCATGCCCCCTTAGGGCGAACAAGTTTATAGTTGTTAATAAACCCCTTTTGCCCGAATCCAGTTCTAAGAGTCCCGTATACAGCTAAAGTATTATTTCTTGCCACGAGGCTCCCAGCCGTACTCCATGCCACGAAGAAGCTTCATCATCTTCTTGGCCTTCTCTACGCTACCCGCTGTGGCTTTTTTCTTCCATTCCCCATCTTTTTTAACGTATACTATCTTTCCTACTCTTTTATATGGCATTATGCTACTCCCACTTGAGTTGAACCAAACTTGCCTAATTCTAATATTTCATCATCTATCCCATATATAGTATGACAATGTCTACATAGCCACGCTACCTGAACAGCCATTGGCCCAAAAAGAGGTTTTACATCTTTTACCGTTAAAGGTTTCTCACAAGCTAAGCATCTATCTAATTTAGTCTTCGGAAATTTTGGCTTCAATCTGCCCGACATTCTTTGCATCCTTTAGTGCCTCCAGCTGATCTCTTGAAAAACCTTGAAATACCGTTAAAGATTCGCTCTTATTGGACTCCTTAGGGAACATATTCCTTATTTCCATAAGCATTCTTATAGCTCTTACTCTATCCGCATCTTTACTGCCCTCTTCGACCACGTCCTTAGCGGCCGCAAGAAGATAATCTTCTGTTATCCCCAGATCGTCCATTGTCTTTTTTATTTCATTTGACACAATATTTTTAACCCTTTTTGTTTTTAATAGTCTTTTTGACCATATAGTAGCATATTCTCTACTATTAGCTGAGAATGCTTTGAGATAGGCATCCGTTGGATCCATACCTGTAGCAACGTATTTTGCGAATATCCACTCCTTTTGATTGGCTTTATCCCTTTTTAGCCGTATATCTGCACCATACTCGTCACCAGACAAGGAATATATATTCTTGGGAGGATCTCCGGACATATCGTCTTTTAAGAAATGCGTACCCATAAGACAGCGAATGTACGGTTTCTTCTTCATTTTGCCCTTTTTTAGTATCTGGCATATCTTTCCGTCATCCGATGTTACCCAATCGCCCTCATCACCCTCCTTCCAGTGTTTAACTGGATGACCCTCATAAAGGCGAAACTCCTTATAATTCTCGTATAATATATATTCCTTCCCTTTTATGGTCTTTTTAAACATTTTACCATTCCCGTCCTTATATTACTTTATCTCCTTTCCTCTCCCTCCAGGTAAAA